TTAGACATGGCTGCGCACGCTGCCGATGATTACGCCCCAGATGGCTAGTTCATCACCTTCCAGCACATAGCGAGGCGGATACTTGGGGTTCTCAGACAGAAGGATCACGTCCTTTCCCCGAATGCATAGTCGTTTGCAGAGCGGATCGTTGTTCAGCAGCGCAACGACGATGTGACCGTGGGCCGGCTCCAGCGAACGATCTACTACCGCTAGGTCTCCGTCAAAGATGCCCGCGCCCTGCATGCTTTCCCCGGTGATTTTCACAAGATAGACATGCGGGGCACGGATGTTGAGCACCTCATCTAAGGAGATGTGTGCCTCAATGTGATCCGCCGCCGGCGAAGGAAACCCAGCGGGCACCTGGAACAAACAAAGAGGCAGCTTTAGGCCGACCTCGGCAATTGGGCCTAAAATCGAATAGCTCATGACGCACGACTTCCAATACTGTACGAACATACAGTTAACTTTCAGAAGCGCTCGCGGTCAATTTCTGTAGGAATTATCTGATAGGCGGGCGACATATGTGCGGACGACTTTCACAATACGACGGCATCCACGACTTTGTAGCGGCGCTGAGCATGCCCAACGCGCTGGTCAATCACACCGGCGACCAACCTTTCGAGCGGTACAACGCGGCTCCTACCACCCAGCTGGCGATTTTCCATCAGGAGGGTCAGTACCTGCATGCCGACATGGTCCGCTGGGGATGGCGTCCACACTGGGCGAAGGACCGCGCCGCGCCGATCAACGCCCGGGTAGAGAAAGTCGCCCATGGCCCCTTCTTCCGTGCGATCTGGCCGCACCGGGCGATAATTGCAATCAACAACTGGTTTGAATGGGTCGACGAAGGCGGCCCCAAGAAGCAGCCCTACTTGATTCGCCGGCGAGACCGAGCGCCGATCCTGTGCGCCGCGATTGGGCAGTACCCCAGCACCGAACACCCACCAGGGGAGCACGACGGCTTTGTGATCATCACGGCAGACAGCGCTGGTGGCATGGTGGACATTCACGACCGTCGGCCTGTGACGCTATCGCCGGAATTGGCTCGCGAATGGCTGGACCCGGCTACGCCAAAAGACCGCGCCGAGCAGATAGCGCTGCTGCAGGGTGAGCACACCGAGGCGTTCGAGTGGTTCAAGGTGGACCCAGCAATCGGCAATGTACGAAATCACGGGCCTGAATTGATCAACCGAATAGATTAATTTAGTCAGCTTTAATTTGGCGTCTACTGCTTTACAGTGTTCAACAGTCAGGTACTCCCAATGGAACTCACAGAGTAGCGGGTCCACCAAATCAACAGGGTCTCTCAATGAAATTTAGCACGCTGCACCTCAGCTACCTTGACGAGCTATCATCTTTAATATTGAAAAGCACAGACCCTATATTCATTCGTGAAAAACTCAACCTCATACTTGATCATTATCAAGTCATTAATTACGAATTCCATTATAGCCATGCATTTTGGCGTGCGAGAAAATGCAATGATGAAAATGGATTCGGCAATATATCAGAGCTTGGCCCCCCTCCTAAGGAGCTGACGCGAGAAGGAAGACTCAACGAAGTCAATGACCCCATTCTGTATACATCAATCAATCAGTATTCAACTCTAGACGAGATCAAAGCAGAAGAAGGTGACCATATACACATTGTCGCCTATGAACAACTAGCAGACCGCCCCATCCGCTGCGGGACTATTGGCGAAATAACCCACATGAACAGATGGGGCAGCGGCTTAACGTCTGAAACTGTAGGAAACCTACTAAACAAATTCATGAGCAACATGCCTCATGAATTCGGCAAAAGCTTTGTATTCACAGATTCCTTTCTCTCCTCATTATTAAAAGACAAAAATGCAAAAAACACGAACTATATTCACTCAAGAATTCTTGCTAATTTAATTTTTAGTCGAAACCCCGAATTAGATGCAATTGCCTATAGCGGCGTAGCTCTGGAATCTTCTCGAAACTATGCAATAAAACCTAGCTCCGCTGAACACTCTTTACAGATGCAAGCGAGCTTTGTGTTGAAAATTACAAAAAAGTACAAATTCGGAATGTATGATTTTCAAATTATTAAAAACGCAAAAGGCGAAGAGTATGATGGAAGGTTTATATGGTGAGCTTTTAAGCGTCATCCAGCGTAGCGAGCGAGATTTACGAATCTCGCGCTACGCATAGGTTAGAACAATCCACCAAGCGCCGCCGGCTCCCAGTTCATGATCACCAATTCACCGGTGACCTCAGCTTTGCCCTGTCGTTGATTGGCGGTGGTATAGCGGATATCCAGCGTCTCGAAGTGGAAGCCGTCGAACACGCGACGAATATCGGGATGATCGTTGATGCTGACCATCACTTTGCCTTTGCAGCGGCGCATGAAGTCGGCCATCCGTTCGTAATTCTCGAACGGAAAGTCCACGCCATAACCGGCGGTCTGCCAGTAAGGCGGATCCATGTAGTGGAAGGTGTGGACACGGTCGTAGCGTTCTGCGCATTCAAGCCAGGGGAGGTTTTCGACGTAGGTGCCTGACAGGCGTTGCCACGCGGCCGAGAGGTTTTCCTCGATGCGCAGCAGGTTGATGGCCGGTGCGGTAGTTGCCGTGCCGAATGTCTGACCGGAGACCTTGCCGGCGAAGGCATGGTGCTGCAGGTAGAAGAAACGGGCGGCGCGCTGGATGTCGGTGAGGGTCTCGGGGCGGGTCATTTTCTGCCATTCGAACACCTGCCGCGAGCTGAGCGCCCATTTGAATTGGCGCACAAACTCTTCGAGGTGGTTCTGCACGACGCGGTAAAGCGTGACCAGGTCGCCGTTGATGTCGTTGAGAACTTCGACGGGCGATGGCTGGGGCTTCATGAAGTAGAGCGCGGCCCCGCCGGCAAAGACTTCGACGTAGCATTCGTGTGGCGGAAAAAGCGGGATGAGGCGGTCGGCCAGACGGCGTTTGCCGCCCATCCAAGGAATGATAGGTGTAGACATTAAGAGCAAGACCTTTACTGTATGAATAAACAGGTGCTAGGCTCGCCGCGCTTTGTGCACGAAGCTGGAGCCTAGGCCGGACTTGCAGGGGCAATCTGCGGGGACGGCGGTCGGATTGAATGTTGACGCATCCATTCCGACCGCTTCATTTATTGACTAAGGACGCTGCCTCCATGATTAAAAAATTGCTGTTGCTGCTGGTTGTATCCCAAATGGCTGCATGCTCTAACCAACCCTCAAGTGCCTATGAAAGTGGTTGGACTGGCGACACCAACGAAGACGCGTATGCAGCGTGTGGCAGTTTTCGCGTCAAGAAAGGCTTTCAAGATCCATCAGTGATGGATCGTCTCGTTGCATCGCATCAACTCACGAGCGAACAAGCGGCACGTGCGATTGAACGGAGTGTGCAGATAGGCGACCCTGAATGTTTGGCCTATGCGGCATACGGATTGGACCGGCACAAGATCTCGTTTTACAAGAACAAGGCCGGAGAGTTAACCGCCAAGTCAGTCACTTATCTTTGCAGTGAGAGTGACGTGCCTTGTCCTGGGCTGACGGTGATGTTCTCGGACGGAAAAGTAACGAACGCCACCGTCACGAATAAATAGCACCACTACCATTCAAATCTGAACCATGAACGCCAAACTCAGCGGTGTTCATGGCGCAGTGCCACTCGCGCGCTCACGGTCAAATATCAGACGTACATAGTCTTGGCACGCACTCAGAGCCATCAATCCTCTGTCACCTTCGTCGGTGATTCCGACAATTCGTTGAGCATGCGCCGGGTCAAGTTCGGCTCTTGTGGGGCCATAAACCACGCTGCCGGTGGTGGCGGTGGCTGGCATCGATCCGTTGCCGGCGCCGGTGGTGGCGTCGAGTAGGACTGACAGGCGCAGATCAGCAGTGGCAAGACGGTCGCGCAGGCGACCTTGATCACGTTGGACATCGCTCAAGGCTCGGTAGTGGGTTTGTTCACTGGATGCCAAGCGCTGCTCGAGCGCGAGGCGTTTGTCTTGGTCGGCACGCTGCTGCGCGGCCGAGGCCTGGGCCAACTGATTGAGGGTTTCGGTGTGTAGCTGGGACTGCTCGGCGAACTCTTTGCCGTAGCGCCAATCCTGCACTTGCCAAGTGATGGCCGCGGATCCGACAACCAGAGTGGCCAGCAGCACCACTTCGCCAAACAGCCGATACGGCGTCGGGATCAGTTCGCCGAGGCGCATAACACCGCCCTCGCCCGTCCCCACAACTGCAGGCGCTCCTGCAGACCGTTCAGGCCGCCGTTGATCTTGCGGGTGATTGCCTCGAACTCGCCCTGATCCGCCAGGGCATTCAGCCCGCGAACCCACCAGAACCACGCGGCCGACTCGGCAGCCCACTGCGGCAACTCCAGTAGCTCCGGCGTGCGCAGCAATCGCTCATCGCCGAACAGCGCCAAGCTGCAGCGCAGGTAGTTGTTATGGCCGGTGATCTGAATCAGGCCCCGGCCCCGGTAACGCTGGCCATCGCCGTCGGCCTCGGGCGTGTTACCCAGCCGCACGGCCAGAGTGCCGGTGTCGTACTTGCTCAGGTACTGGTCACCGCCCAATTCGCGCACGTAATTCAGCTCGCCAGATTCGTGCCCGACCTGGGCGAGAAACGCGGCTTGGCGTTGCGGCGTGTTGATCTGCCGGCGGACCATGGCGGCATTGAGCGCAGAAACAAAAACGCCCGCTTGGCGGCGGGCGTTGGGCATGATGCGTTGTAGCTTTTGTTCCGTCAGTGACATGGAGTTCTCCTGGGTTATGGGAATGCAGCGCTACTGCTTGATCTGAACAACCTTCAGATCCTTCGCCGGCTTTTTCTTCTTGCCTTTGGCTTTCGCCTTGCCTTTTTTGCCGCCGTTGCACTCGACCGTCGTGCTCCAGCCGGCCTGGGTGAATACCTGTTCCACCGAGTCGACCAGATATTCGCCATCGAGCCCGACCTTAAAGCCTTGGGCATTGATCGATCGTTCGGCAAACAGATCAGTGCGACCCGCCATCTCCAGCCGGACGCCGGCCGTGGAGCGGTTGAAGGCGGTGAGACGCGCCTGGGCTGCCGCTTCGGCAGCTGACTTGTTCGGGTAGATGTGCCGGTCGGTATGCACCGGCGGCAAGCCGTCCGGAGATTCGTCATTGTCGAGGGTGACCACGGCGAGCTTGCCGGTCTTCTTGTCCTGATGTTTGGCCGACACGGCCTTGTGGGTGTTGCGATCACCGAGTCTGAACTGGAAGCGGCTCACGTCCGGACGGCGGATTGTCACCACACCGAACGTTTTGCCCGACGCGCTCTCCCCGCCCTGACGTGGCATCACCAACAGCTTGCCGTCGGCCACCTTGGCCGTGCAGTCGTACTGCCTGGCCAGACGCGTGATGAAATTGAAGTCCGATTCGTTGAGCTGATCGGCGCGGGGCACCTTGGTCTGCACCGGGCAGACCGCCTGCCAGCCGTTGCGAGCGGCGACGTCGGCGACGATCCGCGACAATGGCACGTTTTCCCAGCTGCCGCTGCGAGTGGTCTTGCCGCTGCCGCGCATGTCGCTGGCCTTGCCGGTGATCACCAACGTGTCAGGCGGGCCGGACAGCTCGATTTCATCAACGACGTAGCGGCCGATGCGGGTCAGTCTGGTTTCTGCGTAGCCCAGGTAGATCTCGATGCTGGCCCCACGCGAGGGCAGAACCACCGCACCGTCGCGGTCATCGATACGCAGTTCGAACTCGTCGGACTCCATGCCCGGTTTATCTGTGGTTTTCAGCTGCAGGAGGCGGTCATTGATCCGCTGGGTAATGTCGGCACCGTCGGCGACGATGCGAAAGGTCGGGGTCATTATTTGCTCCAAAAAAAGCCCGCACAGGGCGGGCTTTGAAGGGGGTGAAACTAAAGGAGCAACGAGAACTAAGGGTGACTTTAGTTCATCAACTCCATAGCGCTATGCCGTCCTCCGACGGCTGTGGCAGATCTGGTAACTCGATCACAATACCGGCACGGTAAGGCTGCGGCTCATCGGCCAAGCCCTGATTGGCATCCAGCACCGCCTCGACCGTTCCGCTGAGATGCCCATAGGCGTGGTAACACAGGGTGTCGAGCAGATCCCCGTCAGACGTTCTGCAGGTCATCGCCATAACGTACAAACTCCAAGGTGAACGACTGTTTACGCGGGATACCACCCTGCAGCAGCGCGCTCTGTTCTTCTTCGACGTTCTTCAAACACCAGGTGCCGAGTACGTCACCATAGCCGGTGGTCAGCGTCAGCGGTAGTTGTTGAGCGCCGAGGCTGCGCAGAGTGTCCAGTTGTTTGATGCCGCCCTTGAACCCCGGAAAGATGGCGCCCTTGAGGGTGATCTTTTCCTCACCGATACCCACCGCTTGCTGCGCCGGTCGCCGGGTCAAGCGTTCCTGTGAGGCCCAGCGATATTCGGTCGAGCGCCGCAGTTCATCGAAGGCAGCAGTGTCCAGGTTGAAGTAATACGGAACAGCCTTGGGATCCAGTGGCTGCACGATCAACAGGTGCGGGAATGGCTTCACCGCTTCCGGTACCGGCGTCGCGTTGCCGGCCAGTGCACCGGTCGGCAGGATGTTTCCCAGCGATGGGCTGACCTTGCCGGCGATCTTGTTGATCGCCGTCGACGCCCGGGCGGCTTGCTCATTCAGTTGGCTCATGCGCTCATCGATCTCTGACACGGCACGCGTGGCCTTGTTGTAGGTGGCCACCACCTGACCGACCTTGGCCTGGGCGGCGTTTACCCCGCGCATCACGCGCTGCAGTTTTTCACCGACTGCCGGACCGACAATTGGTATGCCTTCCAGCTCCGAGGCCGCGCCGCTGATCTCGCTGATCGCGCCGTTGACCGGTCCCATCATGCCGTCGAGGCTACGCCGCCCGGTTTCCCCCGCCGCTGCCAGTTGCTTGAGCCCCGACTGCAACTGTTCCATGTAAGCCATCAGTCCTCCTTACACATGCGGTTCATCATAGAGTTTGCGGTTCTGCAGCTGCTGCGTGGCCTGCTGCATTTGCTGCGCGATGTAGGGCTGCAGCTCTCGCGCCATTTGCGCCGGATCCTTGGCATCGCCCTGCACGGTAATGTGCAGCGGCGCGGAGATCTCAACCCGTTGTTCGACCTTCGGTGTTTCGGATCGGGGTGCCGGGATCGGCGCGGCCAGCAGAGGTGGTGGAATCGGAGCGCTGGCAGGCGTGGTCAACGAGCGGGCGACATCGCCCAGCGCTGCAGCGTCGTCTGCGCGCTCAGGGAGCAACTTGCTGACCGTGGGCACTGCAGGTGGTGTTGCACCCGGCGCAAGCGGGCCGGTGGCGGATTTCGGCGCGAATGACCGGGCAATGTCCCCCATCACCGGCGGCAGGTTTTTTCCGGCATCGGCCATCATCAATGGCCCGGCGTCCGGTACACGCTTGAGCGACTCGTCGGTGCCGAACAGTTTTTTTCCCAGAAAACCACCCGCCGCATCGCCGCCCATGTAACCGAGATAACCGCCGATCATGCCGCCGACGATGTTGCCAATGATCGGCACGGCCGACCCGATGGCGGCGCCTGCAGCTGCACCGGCCAAAGTGCCGGCCAGCCCACCGGCTGCCTCGCCGTAACCTTCGGCCTTTTCGTCCTGAGTCACCGCATTTTCGTAGGTGTCATAGGCTTTGAAGCCGGCGTCAACCACCGCGAAGAACGCCGGCCCCTTGACGCCTTCGGCGATCTTGGCACCGCGACCGCCGCCTTCGTGACCGCCGCCCCTACTGCCCTTGCTCTTCTTGCCGTCGCCGGCCTTCCCGTCCTTCCCGCCTTTGTCCTTCTTGCCTTCGCCACCATCCAGATCACCGGCATCCAATCCACCGCCGGCACCCGGCAGGTTGGTGACGATCACTTTTTGCGGGATGTTCGGGTTGCCCATCAGCGTGCCGCGACCGAGGTTCATCAGGCCCTTGCCGACCTTAAACGCGCTGACGACGCCCTTGAGTGCGACCAGCCCAGCCACGGCCGTACCAATGCCGAGCGTGACCCGTGGAAACTCATCGGCGAAGCCTGATAGCTTGCGGCTGACGTTGTTGATGCCGTCAGCCACTGCGTCGGTAACGGGCCGGATCGCATCGCCAATGCTGCGCATGGCGTCATCCATGGACTGCGCCATCTCGGACCATTTTTGCGCTGAGGTTTGTCGACGCTCAGCCAGGTTCTTGTCGAGGATCCCGGTGGCACCGGCCGAATCCTTTTTCAGCTGGTTGTACAGATCCTTGTTCTGCATGTACGCGGTCAGAGCCGCCTTCACCTGCATGTCGGCAAACAGGTCACCGGTACGCAAAGCCTCCTCCAAAGACTTCATCATGGCCTTGGCTTTCTCAGGATCAGCCTCTTTGCTGATCGCGGCTGTGGCCTTGGCCATCTCGGCGGCCCGTTTCGGATCGGTCGCTTCGATGTACTTCTGCGCCAGGGCGAAACTGGATTCCAGTGTGGACATGCCGTTTTGCAAACCAGTCTGCATCGAGCCTTTGTAGTCGATACCGGCTTTTTTGTAAGCGTCGACCGTCTCGCCTGAACCGATTTTTTCCATCCAGTTTTTGAGGTTGTTGGCCGCCTCATCCGAACCGCCGGCCGTTTTCATTTGCACCTGCAGCATGGCGCCCAGCTGCGTCACCGAGTCCATGCCGGTGATGCCCAGCTTGCCCATCCCGGCCAACAGTTCGGGGAACCACTTGGCCATGTCGACCGCTTCAAAGCTGCCTGCCTGGCCCTGATAGGCGATGGCTTCCAGCGCTTTTTCCATCACCTTGGGGTCAGTGATCTTGGCGTTCTGACCCAGTGCGTTGATCATCTTGGCCGTTTCAGTGCCATCCGATCCCTGGCCCACGGCAAACTTGGCCGCCGTCGGTGCATAAGCCAACGCCTTGTCCAGCTCCATACCGGCGCCGACCAGCGCGTTGACTACCTCGGCCACTTGGTTGCGCGCCATGCCGGTGTCGCGCGACGTGTCGATCACCGTCTTGGACAACTGCGCCTCTTCCGGTGAATTGGCAATGTTGGCCTTGATCGCGATGTCGCGAATGATCGCGCCGTAATCAGCACTGACCTTGGTCGGGATGGCAGCAGCGGCGGTCAGCGCACCAGCCTGACCGAGGGTGCTTTTCAGGCCGGACCGGCCCTCCTCGATCTGCCGATGCCCGAGTGCTTTGAGTTCGGCACCGGCGGCCACGCGCCCCATCGTGGCGTAAGCCTTGCTCAACCGTCCCACCTCAACGCCCTGTTTCTTTAGCAGTTCGAGATTCTTTTCATATTTGGCCAGCAGCTTGTCGGCGCCTTCGGCGCCGGTCGTGTGCGCCTTGCGCCACTCATCGCGCAGACGCATGGTGTCGCCGATGGTGTTCTGCAGGACTCGGGCTTTGCTACCGACCGAATCCAGGTGTTTGATCTTGCTTTCGACGTCCTTGAACGCTTTGCCTACCGTCGGATCGACGGCGCCGCCAATGACAAAGCCAAGCGCGAGATTCTTCGCCATGTGCGTGCCTTATGCGTCGGAAAGAGTTGAGCGGTGGCTCAGTCGGAGAGCCACCACACCAGTTCGTTGAAGGGCATGGCCGTGATCTCAGCTGCAGAGAACCCGGTCTCCCTGGCCATGCGCTTGGCCAGGATCTTCAACGTAGAACCGTCGCATTTACTCGTCCGTGACCAGGCGAAAGTAGCCGGCCTGCAGGCGCAGGTAGTCGACCATCTTCAGACCCATCAGATCCGCTTCAGGGGTCTGGGTCAGCGAAGCGAACAACGACATTTCGCGCTGCTCGGCATCACCATTGGAGGCCGCCTGCGCAGCTCGCACATCACGCACGCACGGTGCGCGCATCATCAGGGTGTCGACCGTGACACCGGACAGTTCAGTCGGGTACTTGAGGCTGATGCGAAAGCCGTCGTCAGACAGCTGCAGCCACTTCGGCAACGGTTTTTCGGTTGTCGGTTGGATGTCTTGGCTCATTTCGTATTTTTCCTTAAAGGCCCAGGGCCGCACGTTCGTCTGCGAGCTGGTCGACGCCATCGATGACCAGCACCATGCCCAGCATGTCGATCTCGTAAATCACCCGGCCGGCGACTTCGAGCTTGTAGTAAGTCAATGCCATGTTGTGTTTGGTCTCGGCCTTCTCGCCGGCCTTCCAGTCGCCCATGTCGACCTCCTTGATACCGCCACGCATGGTGACGATCACCGGGGTGACCTTGCCCTTGAGCCCCTTGAACGAACCTCGGAATACAGCGCTGCAGGCGGTGCGGTCGGACAAACCGAAGAATTTGAGCGCTTCGCGCCGCACACCGTTGGTGGTAAAGCCGGCTTCCAGTTTTTCCACGCCGGTCGGGATCTCGACCTCACCGGCCATACCGCCGCCTCGATAGGCTTCGGTTTTCAGCACCACCTTGGGCAGGGTCAGGCTCGGCATTTCGCCGGCAAAACTGACGCCGTCGATAAACCCGGCGCAGTTGGAGAGAACTTCAGGAATCATCAGGGTGCCTCCTTAGGCAGGTTCAAGCACTTCGGTCATCCACTCGTTGGTGACCTCAAAAAGGAAGTTCGGGTTTTCAGCCGGCGGCACGTCGGTGAATCGGATGCGCCAGTACACCTTGCCCTGCTCGATCTGGCTGGCGGTGTTCAATTCGTGATCCGGAAATACCTCGAAGTTGATCACCGCACCTTGGTTTTTCAGGTCGCGCATGAACGCTTCCAGGCCGTCGGTGACGTCCTTGACGTAGGTCTTGGTGATCGAGCGGTCGACCGCCCACTTGTGGCCGGCCTGCACCGCATCCATGAGGATGAACAGCGTGCGTACGCGGGTGACGAACGCCCACTTCGGATCGCTCGACAGCGTGCGGTTACCCCAAAGGCGGTAGCCGTCGTCGCGAATGATCGTGGTGATGTTGGCGTTGTTGAGCAGGTTGGCCCGACAGGTTTCGTCACCGTCCAGGTACTCGACGGCGCGGGTCGTACCGGTGATGCCGGTGAACTCCTTGTTCGACGGAGAGGCCCAGAAACCGTAGGTCGCATCCGTCCAAGCAAACAGGCCGGCGGTCCAGGCAGAGCCGGGAGCATCCACCGTCTTGCTTACTCCTGTATCCCAGAACTGCACACCGGGATCGACCATAAACAAGTTGCGACTGCCGAAATTGTCGGCGTAGGCCATGGCTTCCTCGTCGGTGGTGCATGGCCCGTCGATGATGCCGATGGCGCGCAGCTTCTGCGCCAGACCATCGATGGCGGTGGCCACCGCCTTAGTGGCCGAATGACCAGGTGCAATCAACAAACGCGGTTGGGCGTTGAACAGACTTTTGCCATCGAGCAGTGCCTGCAGGCCAGTACGCTGACCCGAAACCAACACGCCGCCGATAATGGCCGATGTCTGCAGCGCAGGATCGTCCATCTTCGGCACGCCGATGGCGACGATCACCGCCTTAGCTTTTTTGTAGATCGCCTGGCAGGCTCGGGTAATTGCCGATTCCGCGCCGAACGCTGCAATGGCCTCGCGCTCGGTGGTGATCAGCTTCAGTTCCCCAGCCTTGGCAGTGCCGCCGCCCAACACACCCGGCGTGAAGGTGTCGCACAAACCGATGATCGAGGAAGACGGCAGCGTGATGGTGCGCGCGCCGGTGTCGACCGCTGTGGTCGTGACGCCGTGAAAGAAACTCATAAGGCTCGTTCTCCAGAAACGAAAAAGCCCCGCTTGTCTGCGAGGCTTGAGGTGTTTATGTAGCGTGAGGCGGAATGAAAAACGCCCCGTCAGTGCGGGGCGCTCAGGTGGTTTGCGTTGCCAGCCAGGTCGGCGCCGGCGGACGGTGTTCCGCGAGCGGGAATTGTGAGCCTTGCGGCCAGTCGCGCAACTGCCGGCGGTAGGCCTGCAATTCCGAGTACTGATCAACCGTAAGCGAGGATTCGCCTCCTTCTTCCAGCTCGTCGCGATGCCGTGAAACCAGCGGATCAGTCAGGGCCAACTGTGCGTCACGCCAAGCCCGCTCGACTGCCCCCAGCTCGGCAGCATCCAGCGGCGGCGGATCGATCAGCACCGGCTGACCATCGGGGCGGGACGACATTTTTTTAGGACTGGTTTCAAGCTCTTTGAGCAGTCCAAGCCAATTGCCCTCGGGCACCTCCACTACGTCCGCTGGCATATCAGAGCCATGCACATCCAACCTGTAAGCCCCGCAGGTGGAAGGACTAAAGAAAATGACTTTATCCATGATTAGAAACCTATTACTCGCCAAAGAACCGACCATCCCGCTTGACCGCCTGAGGCCTGCGCAACGCGCAGAGTGCAGCCGGAATTATTCAAAGTTCCTGCGACGACACACGCCATCACAGGCAGCCCGCCTTGATGCAATAGGGAAACGTTACGCACACCGGCCCCGGAAAAGGCTAACGGGAAAGAAACGTAAACTTGACCATTGGCATCCGTTGTCCCTACGCCCCATTGTTCGATCAAACCGCTGGGGTTCTTGACCCAGCCGGCCACGGCATTATTACAAGCGAACTCGGGCGCGTACTTCAAAGCAGACAATCCGCTTTCAACGACCCATTGCCCGTTCCCCGCCGTTATCACGATGGTTGAAAGCGATTGCAGAGTCACAGAAGTCAGCAAATTGCCGGTAAGCGCGGCAATAAAATCCGCACCCTGACGAGCAACGGTGATCACACCAGGCGCGGAGTTGAATAAATAAAAATTCGTGCCGCTGGGCACCGACGCCAGAGGCGGTAGGGTCAGCGTTCCGGACGCCGCCAGCACAATACGGCAGCCCGCGGCCGAGGCACTGAGCGTTGCGGGCAATGCTCCGATATCCACACGCCCAGCAAAATTCCCCTGTGCTCGCTGCGCAAACTCCGTCGTGGCCAGCGCCTTGCCGCTATCGAACTGCGGCTGCGTGATGAAGTGCGCGCCGCTCATCGTGCCTGCAAAGCGCAATAGCGCCGAACCGCCGACCAGTCGCCACTGGTCTTGCAGGCGGATAAACTCGGCCGTGTCGCCTAGGGCCAACACCAGAGGCCCGGCCACACCGGTCGAGGTGTACACCACATCTGTACCCGAACCCACGACTTTCAAGCCACCCGGGCCAGCACTGACCAACGTGATCGTGGCTCCCTGCGCAACACCTGCTGTCGGCGGCAAGGTCGCCGTGAGCTGTGCTGCGGCGGAGAAACTGTGAAGGCCTCCGACGTGCGCCGCCGAAAGCACCAGGCTCGCATCGCTGGTCGTGAACCCCGAGAACTCGATACCGCGCCGCTTGAGAAACTCAGTCGTCGCCAGCGACTTGCTGCTATCGAACTGCGCAGGCGTGGGGGCCGTGGGGTTGCCGGAGAACGTCGGCGAGAACAACCGTGCAAAACCGTCGGTGATGTCCTTGAACGTCAGTGCGGTGGTGCCCACAACAATCTGGCCATCCGTTACCAGCTGCCAGATCGTGTCGGCCTGAGTTGCGCCAACCTCGACCGCCACCGTCAGATTCGGCGTCACCTTGGTGTTGTTGTCAGCATCTTTGGCTCGCACCCAAGCACCTACCGCCGCCACCCATGGGCCATTGTCCTTGGCCAACGTTTGGTTCTTCACCAGCACCCGGTCACCGGCGTTCAGCGAAACGCCGTCCACCACCTGCAAACCAACCAGGTTGATATTGGCCGTGGTGGCTGCTCGCACCGACTGCTTGATGTCGAGCTTGCTCAGTTCCTCCAGAATGCGTGAGTCGACCCACTCACGCGTCGCCAGCACCACCGCCGGATCGATCTTGAGACTGATCTGCGCGGTACTGGAAACAATCAGGTTCATCCGCACCACCTGCGTACGTCCCGAGCCCTGCGACAGAATTGGCTTGAAGCTCGGCGCGCAGTTGGCCACCGCGATCAGGTCGCCGTCCGCATCGTACAGTCCGACCTCACGAATCCAGCGGCCACCCTCATCGGCTGGAATCACCTGCTCGGCGATGATTACTGCCGCATTGACCGGATCAATGCGTAGCTGATTCAGCGGCCGCCGGCGCCACTCGTTGATCAGTTTGGTTTGCTTGGCGCTGGGCTGCGGGTCAGTGCCGTTCGCATCGCCCAGGCCCATCTGTGTAATGTTCCAGGGAACCCCAAGCACGTTGGCATTCGCCAGCTTGGCGGCACCCACGTCCGTGAGGATCGCGAAGAACTTCGAATTCTCATCAATCATGAATAAATGTCCAAGGTGTCAATGGAGTGTTCCCGCCCAACCACACCGAAGTTGCCGGTGACGTTGATGTCCTGCATTTCAGGCGGGTAAATGTCGAGTTCGTCGCCGTCGTAGAAGCATGCCCCCACATTCAGGTTGCCTTGCGTCTCTAGGCTGATGGCCAGCCCCGTCAACTTGCGGCTGACCGGTTTGGCGTCATCGATCAGGCGTTCGAGTTCGAGGTACATTTCCTCGGTGATGCCGGTATCCAGTACCCCGACCTTCAACGCAAAAGTGCCCGGCACGCCTTCTGGCACCGTGTTGAACCATTCGACGATCTCGATCAGGTAGCCCAGCGGTTCGACGACTCTGCGCAAGGCACCGATGGTGCCCTTGTGTTTGTGGATAAAGAACGACGCCTTGATGGCCGCGCGCTTGACCGGTTCCGACCAGGCTGGATCCCAGCGGTCGACCGACCAGGCCCAGGCCAGATGCGGCAGCAGGTGCTCCGGACAGGTGTCGGGGTTGTACAACGTTCGCAACGGAATCAACGTGGTTTCGGCGAATGTCGCCTCGATACCCCGTTCCAGGGGAGTGCTGTTGAGCGGCAAAAGACTGCGCATGTCAGCCTCCCAGTACAACGGTGTAACCCGTGCAATAAGCGGCCTGCGCCTTGGTGGGTTTCAGATCCTGCCAATCTTTCAGTTCCACTCGCGCAACACCGGCGACATGCAGCTGCGCATCGACCCCAGACCGGGCTACCTCGATGCCCAGCCGGCGCCGTGGATTGATCCAGGCTTCCAATCGACGGATCGCCTCGGTAAGCGCCGCGTCGTTCTCCGGGCCGGCGCCTTTCATGTGCAGCACGGCGTCGACCCGGTAACGCAGGATCTCGGCGCCGCGCACGGTGACGCGGTCGCCCACCGGCCGCACGTCATCGTCATTCACAGCCACAGCGACCAAGGCCAATAACTCCGGGCCAGCCGTGCCATCGCCCTCTAATCCCAGCACCGTCACGTCGACGCAGGCCGGCGCCGGGCTTTCCGCCGTGGCATCGGCGACCAGCGCCGAGGCGTTTCGTGCGTGGAGGATGTAGCTGTTGCGGGGGCCGGCCGTGGTCAGCCCCTCATAGGCCAGTTGTACACGCTCGCGCAACGCATCATGAGACTCCATGACCGCCGCAATCGGCGGCACAGCCAGCGGATCCGCCGCTTGGATCACCAGGCGCTTGAGGTTGACGTTGGCGGCCAGGTGATCCAGATCGGCGCCGGTGGCGTAGGCCAGTAACTGAGCCTTGGCCGCGTCGTTCACACGTGCCCGGTTACCGAGCTTGATGTAGCTGCCAACCTCCAGCAGCTTGGTCACCGGATCGCTTTCCAGCGAGGCGGTCCAGTTCTGCCCCATGTGCCCTCGGAACACGCCCAGCGCTTCGCTGTACGTGTCTTCAAAATCCAGCGGTTCCAGCACGTCCGGTGCCGGCAGCTCCGACAGATCTACCAGGGTACTCATACCCACACCTCCAACGTGCCGCGCTCACCGAGGTATTCGCCGCTGATCTTGAAATTGATTTTCCCGCCGAGGACGGAGACAACCACGATGCGCTCAAGCTTGAGTCGCGGCTCCCATTGGTTGAGTGCCCGCACGGCCTCAGCCTGCGCCGCGCTCTTCCAACCTTCGTTGATCGGCAGGTCGACCATGCGCCGCAGCTTGCTGCCGTACTCCGGCCGTTCGCGGCGGCTCAGCAACGGTGTGCCGAGGATGTCCGCAACCGACTGACGTAGATGCTCGATGCCGGAGATGGGCTGCCCGGTGTGGCGATCCATTCCGATCATCGGGTCTACTCCTTGAGCTGCTCGTATTCAGGGTGAACCTTGAGGTATTTCAGCGCGACGTCATCGCCCGCCTCGACCATGACCAGGCTATTGACCACGGGAAGGGTGCGACCGTCCGGCAGAACCACCGTGCGGGAGGTGTAGAGGGCGTCGCGAAACTTGATGAGCTGGTCAGAGGCATGGCCGGGGAATCCCTGAGCAACAGGGACAAGCCCTGATACTGGCAGTGCTTCCGCGAACGCCTCGACTTCAGATTTGACCTTGGTCATGAGTATCTCCAGGCATAAGAAAGCCCGCGCGCGGCGGGCTGGGTGGATGGGTGGGTGATCAATGCTTGTGGTTGGCAGTGTTGCCGGTGGTGTCCAGGATCGCACCGTCGCTGGTGATGTTTTGCGTGGCGTGCAGTGGCCCGTCGATATGCACCGGTCCCTTGATGTTCACTTTGCCTTCGAGATCGATCGTTCCCGACTTCACGGTGACGGCGTTGTCGGTCACTTCGGCCAGGGTTGTCCCGACCTTGATGACGACCGTGCCGGTGGGCAGCGTGATGCTGTAAATGCTGTCCTGCCAGTCGTAGACCAAGCGCCCGCCATCCTCGAAATGCCAGACTTCGACATGGTCACGGTTGTCAGGCGGTGGCCCGCCGTTACCGTATAAACCGGGAATGAACGTGCCTTGTGCCACTTCGCCACTGGCACTGATTAAGGTGCCCTGCTCATTCAGGCTTGGCGCTCGCCAGTGCCGTGCCTTGCCGGCGGCGACGCTGTGCCAGCGCACCCAACCGCTGACCCATTCACCGTCCGAAACGCGGCACACCGGTGGTGATGCCGTTAGATCCACCGCCACCACGTAGCAGTCCTTGACCAGGCCTGCGAGCATGCGGTCATGCTGGGCGCTCACGTAGCCGGCGCTCATGGTAGATTCTCCGGCGAAAAGTACTTGTCCTTGTTGGCCAGGCCGGTGTCAGGCTCCACGCCGAACAGCAACGTGCCCGGTGGCTGATCGAGCCACGGCCATTTTGTTTCGCCGAGGTAGATCTGCTGCGTCCATTCCACAACCCAGACGGTGTAGCCATCCAGCTCCGGCTTGGTCCAGTCCTGCATGGCCTGAACAAACTCCGCCGGTTCGACTTCGACGCCCCACGACTGCATTCGCAGCAGCACGGCCAACTGACCGGCGATGAATACCGCTTGCTGATGGTGATCGGGCTGGATCGGGTCGGTAATCACCCGCGCCTCGAACTTGCAGGACAGACCCGTTTCGCCCGTTCCCGGATCGAGTCCCGGCTCCATCTCCGCCAACTCGATCAGAACTGCCGGCAATGCGATGCGATCATCAATGTTCGGCCAGACTGCAACAGTCTGAATACCTGGCAGGTGATCCTGAATATGCCGTTCAATGGCTTGATACAACTGCTCCAGGCTGAACGGCTCATCGACTTGATCCGTCATGTCATGTCCCCTTCAGGTGTTTCTGCAGTTCAAAATTGAGTTCCTGCTGCAGGACGTGCAGCAACTGTTCATCGGCCTTGCGGATCCAGCTTTCGAAGTGTGGCCGCGCCTGCTCCAGCGACACCTTGGCTTTCGCCAGTGGAAAGCGGCTGCCGTGTTCGGCGATCCAGCCCGAACTGGCCCCGCCCGCCCCGCTGACATCGCTATCGGGATAGTCACTGGCGTCGAAATGCTTACTGGCCGTTCGGATCCAGACATCCGCGCTGTTGCCGTAAACCTTCTTGAAGAACGCCCCCTGAAAACGGCGCCCCGCCACTGACACACCGGAACGGCTCTGTCGAGGCCGGCCAATGCGGCTGGCTTCCATGGCGTTGAGGCCGAACCACAGCTTACCGCTGTTCGCGCTACCGCTGACCGGGTAAGCTCGCAGCCGCTGCCGCACAGCAGCAACCGCAATGCGCTCCTGTCGGCCAACGGCGCGAGCAATTTGCATGGCGAGCCATCGCAACGTTTTGTTGATGGCTCGCCGCTGTGCCGCAGCAGCGGCCTTCGGCACCAGCGCGGCGAAATCCTGAAAGGCTTTCAGGTCGGCCGCCGAGGTCTGCAGGGAGATCATCCCGCCGCCGGCCGAGGGCTTAAAGTAGCTGCCGACACTCATGGGCGTTTCCTCAGGATCAAAGCGACCAATCCGTCACCACCTGGCTCCAGCTGCATCAGGTCGTAGTCACCGCCGCCATCCAACGCCGGTAAATCAACGGTCACCAGCAGCCCTTTTTTCAGGCCGTGCGAATCACGGACACGGATCTCGAACTTCGGCTCGCGCAACGCCGTTTTGAGGCTGCCCATCTTGGGTTGCATCCACGGTGCAGCGAACATGCCGAGCACCGGTTCGTCGTAGCCCTCGATCCGAGCCGTGTCGCCGAGCGTTTCGAACACCGTATCGTCAATGTCTTCCAGCAGCTCGCGGAAAGACATGGTCAGAGTTCCAGGAGGATCTGTGCCCGTGGTCGCGTGCACAGGTGCAACGGGTTGGACTGGGCTTCGCCGGCCACACCCTTGTTGAACGGCAAGGGTTCGAGCTTGCTGTAGTACGGCAGACCTTCGGTGTTGACCGTCTCCATGTAGTCGGCCGGTGCGAAGACCGAGATGTATAGATCCGGCACACCTTCGGGAACCAGCAGCGCCTTGTCATCGTGCACGAACAGCACGCCCGCCACTTTGCCGCGATAGCGCTCCCAGACAATGCCGCCGAATTCAAAGCTCTCGCGGGCATCACCGCGAAGAGACGCTGCTTGCAGAGTGTTGAGATAGGTTTGCTTGACCGACTTGTGACTGACCAGCTTGTTCCAGAAGTTCTTGCCGCAGAAGGCACGAGAACCCGAGCTGGTCACACTGCCCAACGCATCCGCCTGCATGTCCAACGCTTCACCAGCATTCACTCGCAGGTCAGCTTCAGGGTCATTGAGCCCCATGGGCATTTTCTGACGGTTCACGCCAAAGGACTTGTAGATGTCCAGCAAAACCGTCTTGCCATCAGCATCGAGGATCTGGCCGTTCAGAGCGCCCATCCGCTGAAATTCATGAGTGGCGTCCAACTGGCGCCGCGCCTTGGCAAGTCGACGGTTGACCACGTCCTGTACCGACTGCAACTCGGTTCGCGTACCGAAAGCCCGGATGCCTTGGATCTCATCGGCCTTGATGGTGAAGCGCTCCGGCAGGTGCACGGTGTTGAAAGGGATCAGATTACGCTTGCTGCCACCGACCACCAGGCCTGAACTGCCGCGCTCACCAGCCGGCACCAGGGCGAGAGTGTCGCCGTCCTTCTCGACCTGCACCGTGAGGTTGGTAGTGCCTTCCTCGCGAAACAGTCCAAGACTGCTGATGCGGCCGGGCAGGTATTCCTGTTCGTTGATCGCAGCGGTCAGCGAGGGCACGCTGAAGGCGTCGTCTTCAAAAATGGCGATATCGGCCATGGGTGTACTCTCCAGAAACGAAAAGTCCCGCACTCGGCGGGATGCATATGAAAGATGGAACGTCTTAGCGGACGATCAGGAAGTGCGCGGCCAAGGCTTTCTCGGCGGCCGGGTCGAGGCCAGTCAGATGGGCCTCGCTGACCTCGGCCAGACGCACCACAGCGCGACCGCGACGAACGACATCTGACTCGCCGAGTGGGCCGTAGAGAATGGCCATGGCGTTTTCCGTGCCGTCTTCGGCAGTCGGGTTGTACGGGGCGAATTCGCTGCTCGAAGTCACCAGTCCGAGGATCTGTCCGGGCTCCAGCGCCGGGCCTGCCGCGACGTTGATCGCTTCGCGGGAGATGTTGCCGGCGCCCTCGGACAGCAGGAATTCGCCTGCGTGCATCGGTTCCAGTTTGGAGTTCATGGTCTTGCTCCTTTCGAGGTTGGGGACTGAGCGGCCTGACGGGCTGCCCAGATCGAGGACGGATCGGGTTGTTTGGCTTGAATTTTGGGCGGCGGGTCTTCGCTCTGAGGCAGGCTGTTGTCGATCTCGAAGCCTCCGCCCTTCCCCACGACTTTGTCGAAGAGCCGCGCACGCACGGCGCTGGCATCCAGTCCAGCTTGCACAAACTCCACCGCGAACTCTGGTAACCGGGCGGCCACGCACAGATCGCGGATCGATTTGGCCTGAGTGATGGCCGCCTTCACGGTCGCCTCATCGACCAACTTGGTAGTGGCCAGTAGTGGCTCGATGAGGTTGCTCATTCCGCCTTGGTTACAGGACTTGCTGATCAGCAGAGCCAGCGCCGCTGCATCCGCACCAGGCTCAGGTGTTTCAGGATCGTCGATCACCGGTTCGGTCGGTTTCGCGGGCTCGTTGAGCAGATCTAACAGCGCCTGGGGCGTATGCTGGTATTTCTGCATCACCGTGCCCTGCCCCAGGCATGCTTTGATCTGGACACCGTCGCCGACCTCGTCGGCCAATCCAAGCGCCACCGCTTCGCGGGCCGTCAGCCAGGTCTCTGCATTGACCAAGCGCCGCAACTCGACTTCGTCGATGTTCGGCGCCTTGGTTTTATACGCCGTGATTATGAGCTCCAGCGCTTGATCCAGCGCGGTCGCGACCTTGCGCATGTCCTCGGCATCACCCGAGGCGTACGTCCACGGGTTGTGAATCATCAGCGCTGCGTTTTCCGCGACTACAACCCGATGAGCGCCGCAGACTGCAACGCTCGCCGCACTGGCAGCGAGAGCATCAACCCGACCGGTGCAGCGCTCGCCCAAACGCTTCAGGGCGTTATTAATGGCCAGACCGTCGAACAGGTCGCCGCCGATGCTGTTGAACGCCACCACAATCGGTGATGTGCCGTCATCCAGCTCGGCGAGATCACGCACAAACTGATTGGCGGTGATGCCCCAAGTGCCGATCTCGCCGTAAACGTACACCTCGATGGTGCGTTGTTCGGCTTCCCCGCTGGCCCGGAGGCTGTACCAGTGTTTGTCTTGCACGGACAGTTGCCCGTCCAGTTTGTTAAAGATCCGTAGAGGGAACGGCGGTTTCATGGTTTCTCCTGATCGTCAGGGTGGGTATCGACCTCGACGAGCGTTCGGTAATTGAGGCCCAGCTTGCGGGCACGTTGGGCGTCGGCCGCGTTCTCCGCGTCGACGGCTTCGGCGTCGTAGCCAGTGCGCAGACACATCTCACTGCGCGAGGCGAATCCGGCGTTGACCTCCAGCATTCGCGCTTGCACGTCCTGTACTGGCTGGATGTAGGCCCAGCCTTGCGGCACCCAGCGCGTGCGCAGAAATTCGCGGCGGCGACTGGCGTAGTCCGGCAGTTCGATCACGCCGGCCAGCACTGCCATGTCCAGCCACGCGGCGCGTACCGGTCGACAGAGTTGGTGGATGTAGACGTTGAATTGCAGCTGTTCAAGGCGGCGTCGGAACTCGTTCAGCACTACACGCAGCGCCCGGTCGTTGATGCCTTTCATGTCACCGGTAAGGATCTCGTAGGGCGTGTCGGTACCAGCCGCTGCGGCCATCAGTTGCTGACGCATGAAGTCCGGGTAGTTGTTGCCGGCGTCCGGTGGTTTGGAGAACTCGACCTCCTCACCCGCGCCCAACTCCTGCATGGTGCCGGGCTCCAGCGCGACCATCGGTGTGAAGCCATCGCGGTCGGCGGTGATCAACTGGCCGGTGACCGGGTCGCGAGGAACCTGTCCCGTGTCCGGCGACGGACGTTTGATGAAACCGGCGAACAGGTTGGAGACCTCCTGCCGGAACAGCACCGCGTCGTCGTAGTTGTCCAGGCTGCGCAGTCGCTTGAGCACTGGTGACATGCGAGGCACGCCTCTTAGTTGACCCGGTTCCAGCGGTTCGAAGATGTGTAGCACCTGGCTGGAGGGCACGCGCACCAGTTGGTTGTAGCCGCTGTTGAGCGACGACGCGTCACGCGGGTGCGAGCGGTACATCCAGTAGGCCACGCGCTTGCCGGCCGGGTTGAACTCGATCCCGGCGCGGATGATGTTGCCGTCGCGGGTGGTTTCGAATTTGTCGTGAGGAACGAACTCCGGTGCCAGGGTCTGCAATTGCAGTGGCACGACCAGCCCCTCGTCGAGACCACGCGGGCGCAACCGGACAAAGCACTCGCCCGCCATTTCGACGGTGCGAGCGACCAACGCCTGCTGCCCATAGAAGTCGCAGAGGCCGTCTGCATCCGACTCGTCGGCCCAGTCGTCCCATAGTTCCTGCAGCAGGTTGCGCAGTTCTTCGTCCTTGACCTTCGGTCGCGGCGTGATGCCAGTGCCGATCAGGTTACTGACGCGTTTGTTGATCGCGTTGGCCGCGTACGGGTCGTTGCGTACCGCTGCCCGCGACCGGGCTCGCAGGTTGCGTAGCGCCGGGGTGTTGATGCTGTTGATTCCGTTATCGGAAGCATCCCAACTGGCCGAACGACGGCCCTCTCCGGCGCCTTCGTAGCTGGCCTTGATGTTCGATGGCAGCAAAAATCCGCTACGCGTCAGTGCCGGAAATTGTCGAGACATCAGATTCCCTTGCCTCCGTGACTGAGTCGCACGACCCGCGAGCGCGGAGCGACAGCGCTGCAGAGCGAACTGCGTATTTCTTCCCGTGCGCGGAGCAACTCATCAACGTCGCGGTATTCCACCGTTCGGTCGCTGTAGCGCACGGTCTTTTCGCCACGCGCGATAGCACGCTCGATGACTTCGAGGTGTTTCTGGGTAAAGGACATATCAGCGTCTCTTCAGATAACCGCTGGTGGAACTGCGGCGTTGAGGGGGTGCGGCTGGACGTGTCTGCACGACCGGCGCAGCAGGTGGTGGTGGCGCGGCTTGAGCCTGCCGCACAGCTGCAGGTTCAGGCGTTTCGCCTTCGTCGACGCGCTCCCCCTGAACCGGCTTGATGCCCAAGGCATCGTCGAACAGACCGGATTGGGCCAGCGCCTGACGGACCCGGTCCCAGTCGTGTTCCTGGTAGCGGTTGATGCCGAGGTAATGAGCCATCGCGAGGCAGTACACCATCAGGTCGAGCGCTTCGTTGCGCTCAGCCTTGCCCTTCACCCATTCGATACGCTTGTGGCCGCGCACGTATCGCACGACCTTGCGCTCGGCGACGCACTGGGCAAAGAACTCGTCCGGCAGGTCATTGGCAAAGTGCAGCGAACCCGGCCCGTCCGGGAACGGGTAGCGGTTGTAGATCCAGTCCTTTGCCGTGTCGGTGCCGACGAACCAGAGCTCGGCGCCGTTGCGTTCGGTCTGGCCTTTCCAGGTCACGTCGACCAGGGACGGGCGCTGTGCGATGACCGGTCTACCCGGTTTGCTCGCGCCTTTGATGGCGAAGACGTTGCGCCAACGACGCACGCGGCAGAACTGATAGACCTCGTCGGTGTGGTGACCGCCGGAGTCGACGCCAACGGCAAGGATGCCCAAGCCGACACCGCAAGGATGCCGGTAGCGAGCCTTGAGTTTTTCGTCCAGCACTGCCCAGGTGCGCTCGTCGGCCGGATCGCCCCAGATGACCTGGTGATCGACCACCCAGCGCTCCATGCCGACGCCAAAACCCATCACCATCATTTCCAGGCGATTGGCTTGCACGTCGACAGAACCAGTCAGCATCAGCACACCGGCCGGCATCGTGCCGAGGGTATAGGTCTCTTGCCGCGCCCGAGCGATCAGCACTTCTGCCTTGGTCTGTTCGAGTGCGCTATCCCAGACCTTGGCAAGTCGGGTGTTGTAGAACACTTGCATCAGGCTCGTGTCGCCTTGGGCCTGAGCTTTTTTGGCGTCTTCAAACTCCACGGCGAGCGATGCCCAATCCATCCAACCGGTCGGCGAGTACAGTGCGTTGAGATGGAAGCCAACGGTTTTGCCATCGCCACTAGCATGAGCGCGCCACTCGCCTCGAGCGAGCATATCGCTCTTATGATGCTCCTCGATCAGAACATCACAATCCATCCCGGACGCCGCGCACTTGTAATGCACTACGCTGAAATCGGCCGAGTAGAGTAGGTTTTCCCACTCAAGTACCTGCATGTGCCCACAGTGCGGGCAAGGCACGTAGTAGTGGCGCTGGTCGCTGGACTCGAACAGATCCGCGATTCGCGAGGCGCCCTTGATCGTTGGCGAACTGGAAAAGTAGATCTTGGCGTTGCGGCCGAAGTTGGTCGCCCGCGTCTCCGCCAGTCGGATGGGATCACCCTCCTGGCCGACGTCGTTCTCCCAGCGGTCAACCTCATCGCCATAGATGTAACGCGCCGACAGCTCTGACAAGTTGGCCGCAGAGCCGGCGGTAGTGACATACAGCGAGCCGCCCTCGAACTCCTTGGTGTCCATCGTGTTACGTGCATCCCGCGAGCGGGTAGCAGCGACACGCTCGCGCAGAACTGGTGTCGCTTTAATGGTCTTGCTGATCCGCCCGGAGACCCGTTTGGACAGGCTCAGACTCGGCAGCAGCGCCAGGATGTTCGAGGGCGCCATGTGAATCAGGCCGCCCATCCAGTTCAGGGCGATCTGGGTTTTCATCAACTGCGAGGCCACCATGGTGACCACGCGCCTGCAGGGGTGAGCCGGCGACAGGCAACGCATCGGCTCGCGGGCGTAAGGTGTCCGTGAGGTGCGGTACTGGCCGGGCTCTGGAGCGCCGGTGTCTCGCGGGATCCGCATGTACTCGTCGGCCCATTGATCGATCCAGAGATCTGGGTCGGGGCGTAGTCCACGGAAATAAGCCTCACGGTACACCTCTGCACCGTCAGGAAATTCCGTGTGCATGGGTTCAGTCCGTTGTCATGGCGTGTTCAAGGTCGGCTGAAGAGAGGCGCTCGGCTTCCTCCAGCGTTCGACGGAAGGTGGCCGTCAGGTGTTTTTCGATCAGCCAGGGATCGGTCATTACCGCGAGGTCGTGGGACAGTTGCGGCAAGGGGCCGAACAGTTGATCGCGCAGCAACCGGCCGGCGTTGTAGGCACCGGTCTCGACGGCTTCCTTGGAGACCAGTGAGCCCTGGGCTTTGCCCAGCTCGATCTCGGCCAGCTTGGCCATGTTGTGCTCACGCAGAGCGCGGGCTTTCTGGAAGTCGGGGAGCTTGCCATCGCCGGTGATAACCTGCGGCGGCGCAGCCGTGGAAGTCGGTTCTGCCGACGTGGACAGTTGGTTGTACACGTCGCGCTGAATCCGGTCTTGTTGGTGTCGGTCGGCGACGGCGGCTTTGCTTGGGTCGGCGGTGTCGCGAATCAACGCTTCGCTGGCCTGCACGTCCACCAGTTTTCCGTTCGGCGACAGCACCAGACGGTTGTTGTTTTTCAACCAGGTGATGTAGCTCGGCGCCCTGCCGATCCGCGCCGCGAAGGCGCTTTTCGACAGGTAGGTTGGTTCTGTCATAAGCCCTCCTTTCAACGGCTTTTCAATGCAGACCTTTCAATTTCAATGGATTGAATTTCAGTAAGCTGGGGGCGCTCCCGCTAACACTTTCCCGCGGGTTTCCGACCCCGTGTCCTTCAGATACCCCTAGGGTCCCCGGCGGTTTTCGGCGCCCCAGATCGGTGCATCACCCCTGTTCGCCCCCGGCTGGCGGGACTTCGCTGACGCCCAGCCGCTTGGCAGCCCAGCGTTCGTACAACCCGATGGCCACATCGGCACCGGCCATCGCCGTCAGGCAACCCAAGGCTCCTGCCGTCCAGATCGTCATACCGGCCGCGATCATCAGCATCATCGCCGACACTCCGCAGACAATGCAGGCACCTGACCGAAGCGCAAGACGTCGCAACAACGCCCAGCCTCGCGCCCCGTCCTTGTCAGCCCGCCACATCTCTCCCGATACGCCGCCGACCAGGGCCAGGACGATCACTAACCAGATCGGCATCTCTGCCAGTGCTTGTTGCTCGCTTGTCATCGCCTACCCCATGAACGCAAAAACCCGGCGCAGTGGCCGGGTTTGGTGGTGTGGTGCCTGCCGCTCTCTGCGGTCGCACCTATCGAAGATGACTACTTTTTACAGGTCGATTCCGATGGCAGCAACCCCGGTTTAATGCCACCCGGTGAATAAGTGGTGAATGTGGGGTGAACGTCTAGCGAATGTAGGCGAATAACTCATCCCGGCATGCTGTTGTTTCGGCGGCGTCCCATGCGTCCCACCATTCAGAATTGAAGTGGGACGCCTGAGAGCGCCTAAACTCGGGGCTTTGCCCCACCGTCCTACTTTTTTCTCTACTTTCTCGTGTAAAGGAAGAACTTAAAGAACACGCTTGCGCGTGAAGCGCGCGTACTGCTGCCTGCTACGCATATGCGGGCGGGTGACGTTGCAAGGTGGGACGGTGGGACAACCCTGAAAAGACAAGGCCCGCACCTGTCCCACTACGTCAAAACATAGTGGGACAAGGCGGGCCGGTAGGACAACAACTGCCGGAGCCATGCCTGGGGTCAAGCAGCCACCCCCATAAACATGCCCCAGATAACCAGATGTGCGTCATGCAGACGCTGGTAGTAGGTGTCGCGACCACAACCGCAATGGGCGTAACGCAAGCGCATATCCACATCGAGTGTGCAGTAATGCTCCCGCACAACCGTCACCAGCTCGGGCGCCAGATGCTTATTCACGATCAGCTCGATGTCGAGAGAGCTCTCCAGCGGTGCACGAAAGGCACGACGCCCGCGAATCAGTTGCCCATTGCTCTCCATCATCATGGCAACCATGTTCCCCCCAGCAAGCCCCCCTTTCGAATGTTCGGAATGCAGCTCCTGAGCCCACAGCTTCAGCAACGAATCAATCTCCTTAATCATCGAAGCAAGGCTCCTCGAAAGCAGATTGCTCCAAAGCAGGCGCCCTGCCCCAATCCGCAGGTTTCTTGTATCCCCACAGGCGTTGCCGGCTCTTGGTCATAGCTCCGAGCCGATATCGTCGCCATCCCAACCGATGCAGGATCGCCCCGACCCGCATCTGCTCGGGCTTGCCCCAATGCCCCGGGTCTAGCTTGAGCGCCTGCGTCAACACCTCACTGCCTGTCGTGGTCTCACCGATCTGCGACTCTTCCAACCAGGTCAAGATTGGCGTTTCCCATTCGTCCACTACGAAGCGCTCGTCTTGCTCTTCGCCGAACATCGCCGCTTCATCCAGCGTCACCCACCAGAGATCGCCCGCGTCGTAACAGAACACCGCCTCAGCCCACAGCTGCTCGCGGATCGAACGCAACAGCTCAAGATCCACTTTTGTACACGCCACCGGCCAATAACGGCGGTTACCGGTCGCATCCTTCAGGTACTCGTCTTGGTTCGTCGTTCCCACGAACACGCACTGACGCGGAACATCCATCGTGCGACGGCCGTAACTCTCGCGGTAGGTATCGGTGGACGCCGAGAAGAACTGCTTGGCCTTAGTACTTTCAGCCTTGTTGAAGCTGTCCAGTTCGCCCAGCTCGACGATCCACTTGCCCCGGATCGCTTGAAACCCATCTTTGTCGCCCAGCGCGAACGGCGTATCCATGAACCACTCGCCGCCGAGAATGCTCATCGCCGTCGACTTACCGGCGCCCTGCGCCCCCTCGAGAATCATCACCGAGTCAGCCTTGCAGCCCGGCTTCATTACTCTCGCCACGGCCGACAACATCCAACGCTTACCGACCTTGCTAGAGTAATCGGTGGCCTTCACGCCCATGACGTCTGTGAGCCAGCTTTCCAGGCGCGGCACGCGATCCCACTCAAGCTTGCGCAGGTACTGCCGTACCGGATGAAACGCATGGTCATGCGCGACAACACTCACCGCCTCGATCACATGCGACGCCTTGACCCGCAAGTTGTACTGCTGCGCGAGCCACTTCATCACCCGCACATCATCGATGTCCGCCCAATCGCCCGTACCGCCGCCATACGGCGCCGCACGCAGCTTCACGATCTTCGAACTGAACGCGCTGTAACTGATCACCCCGGCCCAACGTTCATCGTTGGCCAGGATCAACTCGACGTTCTGCATGTGCGCAATCAACGCACCGCTTTCACTCCGAGCCAGCATGTCCTTCCAGCCACCAGCAGCCGGCGGCTTCACCACCGCCAGTACCTGACGGCGCACAGCCTCCAAACCTTCGGCCACATGCAGGTCGTTGAAGTCGGTCCACTTGATCTCCCGCTCACCGGAGAAGATCGGCGCGACCACCTGGCCACCGACGATCAGCGCCGCATTGTTGGCCTTCTCTTCACCAGGGTTCCAGGCATCGCCGTTCGGTTTCGTGGTCTTCCAGTCATCGTCCCGGCAAATGATCAGCGGGCAGCCGGCGAAGCGCTCACGCATCGCCTTGCACACCACCAGCAAGTTGCCGGCGTCAAACGCGATGGCCACGGTCAGCGACGTCGCCATATGCAGGCTTGCGCCCGTGGCGTAGCCCTCACACACCAGCACCGGCTCGCCCGGATCCGGGTGCGGCCCGATCAGATGGAAAGCACCCTCCTTCGACATGCCGTAAGGCCAATAGGACTTGTCCCGGCCGGTGTCTTCTTGCTTGGTCGGAAACACCACCTGCAGCCCGACAATTTCGTCGCGCACATTGCTCATCGGCACCAGGAATGCACCGGTTCGCGGCGCATACCGAACGCCGAAGCCGACGATCTGCTTGCGATCAAGATAGTCGCTACGGCCTTTTTCCGGCATGCGCTTGAACATCCCCGCCGCCCGACTTGCCGCGCGACGTGCAGCATTGGCCGAGATCTCGGCAGCCCGGCGCTTGGCTTCTTCTTGCCGAGCGCGCATGACCTCACGCTCTTCTGGCGACATTCGGCCAGCCTTGACCTTGATCTTCTGCGACTCGCCCGAGCGCCAATCACCGAACGCTCCGAAAATCAGCGTCTCGCCCTTTTCCGTACGCTGCTCGTGAACGACATACCAGCCGTTCTTTTCCTTGCCCTTATCCTGCGCCGTCTTGCAGCGGGTCAGCTTCCCAAACACGAGCGGCTGCGCTGGCTCAAGCCCGTAATCGGCGAACTGCCTCAGAACATCATCCAGCATGGCGAGCCCCCTTCAGTTCCGCGAGAGAAAGGCATCCCACGCATTGCGTGCAACCGGGCTGCGCCAAACGACGGGCCTCCGGGATCGGGTCATCGCACGTTTCGCAGAACAGAAACGAATGCGCCACCAAGGCGGGCTTGGTGGCGTTGCGCGCAGCGAGCGCCTGATCGATGCGCTCTTGCACCAAGTCATTAGCAAAGTCAGCGATATCAGCCACGATCAACACCCCGCGTGGTCTGGTTGACGTACGTGGCGCGGTTGAACATTCCCAGCAGCCCCTGAATCCCACGAAACACTTGCAGGCGAATCGCGGCCAGTTCCTCATCAGTGACGACACCGTCACCAATGCTCTTGGCCCAGGTGTCCGCCAGATCCGCCACCTTGCGAAAGTATTCCGCGATACCGGTGGTCAACGTCTCAGGCATGTCATTGGTGTACGCCTCAGCCAGCTCCTGCCAGATCGTGTCACCGACTAACGAATGCACCGCATCCAGAATGCGGCGATCTTTGGTCAGCTCCAGAATCTCGCCGAACTCTTGAATGTTCACCGTGTGGCTTGGGTGGGTTGGGGAAAGCTTGTGCTGCAGCGTCGTCGCATTCCGGCCGGTGGTGGCGGCGATAGCGGCGGCACCACCGGGGTAGTCCCGTGCGGCATGGTAAAGCGCAAGATCGAGCGGCAGGACTTCCCGCTGCGCCCGGTCTAGAGAGCTCAGAATGATACGGCTCATGGCATTAATCCTTGTAAGTTGCCAGTGCCGCACGACAGAGAGTGGTGATACATTTGTCGTGTGGCTTGATAGGCCCAAACGCCGGCGAGGTTCCTAAGACCAACACCGGCACCGTGCCGAGGCGAACAATCCGTTGTTCACCCCTGGCGCAACAGCTGCCAGCTCTGTGGTGGAAATGGCAGCAACACCAAGGCTTCCGAGCCTTGGAAAACGCGAAAGGTGTGGGCGGTTTTGCATTTGGTTTGCCCGCCAACGCCGATCGCGGCCCGACAGCGCTGTGGTGGTGCGTGCCGGGAGGAACTGGGCGACCCTTGGGTCGCCTTTTTTCTAAGCTACTTTCTTGAAATCCATCTCCGGCGGAAAAACATCATCAAGCGAGCATTTGATTCCGAGCTGATTCAACGCAGCCGTAATTGCACGAGATTCTGCAAGTCCGGCTATGCGGCGCCCGGATTCATAATTACTAATCCGCGTCTGCGTCCAACCCAGAATCAAAACCAAATCACGCTGTTTGATACCAGCCTTCTCTCGATGGTCAGCAATCCTGTTCATAAAGATCTCCTGTAACTGGAGCGCAGAATAAACACGATTCGTGATTTTTACAACACGCAAAGTGCGATAAATTTATTTCAATGCGTGGTAAAAAAGACAAATGAACACACTAGGCTCACGCATCAAATCACTCCGAAAAGCTAAAGGTATGAGCCAGAAAGATCTGGCACTTGCCTGTGGCTGGGAATCACAGTCTCGTATTGGTAACTATGAGAAGGATCAACGCCAACCCAACCTTCAGGACCTAGGGAAAATTGCTGCCGCCCTGAAAACGCCGCTGACAGAGCTGGTCAAAGATGTCGAGGGACCATTACCCCATTTATCTGGTGATGCACATGGAAACATTTTCGACATCAGATTTCCCCCTCGGCTTAAGACCAGCCAGAGCGAAGGATTAACATCAGTAGGACGAGCGAAAACAGGGAGTGTTCCGGTGGTTGGAACAGCACAGCTAGGCAATGAAGGATATTTTGAGGCGCTTGATTTTCCTCCAGGCCACGGCGATGGCTACTTGAGCATCCACAGCGATGACCCTGATGCATACGGATTAAAGGTTACCGGCGACAGCATGCTTCCCAGGATAAAAAATGGTGAGTACGTGCTGATAGAACCCAACAAAAGCTACTTCAGCGGCGATGAGGTTGTGGTCAGAACCGCAGAAGGCCGAACGATGATCAAGGAATTCATTTACCTGAGAGATGGGATGTACCGCTTGGACAGCGTGAATGCCGAACACCCGCCAATCCATATCGCCGCGACCGACGTGATTGAGATTCACCTCGTCGGCGGCATCCTCAAGTCATCACGTTTTTTGCACGCAACGTGACTAAAAAACACAAATCGTGTTGACTTAAAAAACACACTGCGTGATATTTGCCTCACTCTTTCACCACAGAGCGAGGCAAAACCATGCAAACCTGCGCAACCCTTCACGTCCATCCGGCGTGCGTCAGCAATCGCAAACTGATCGAACAGCTACAGCTCGACACGGGCTGTCTGGTCGTCATTCATAACAGCAAACCCAAGCTTGTCGCCAAGTCCTGCCAGCCCTCTCCTATCGATCCGAACGATGGAGGGCAAGCGGCATGATCAAGTACAAGATCGACAACCGCACCCTGCAGTTGCTCAACGCCCAGGTCAACCTGACCGAGACCTTCAACCATGTCCTGCGCACAGCACCGAAGCGTGAATGCCTGGCATTCCGCCTGAAGGCTGAACGCGGCACCGTGGAAAGCACTTTTGTAGTAGAGCTGGGCAGCGAACGCCACACGCTGACCCTGCCAAACGACAAGAAGATGCACCTCAAACTGGCCGACTTCATTGAAGAGATTGCCAACGGTCCGTTCGACGCGAGCAACTCCAGCGACCTGGTGCATCTCGCGCATGCCGATCGTCAATACGGCCGTTTTGAGGTCCAGGACAAGCAGCGCGTATTCGAACTGGTGCACACCGGTGGCGTGTTGAGCCTCGACATGGGTTTTGAGCTTCCACTGCATGTGGCGCTGCATCGCACCCATTCGCGCCGCGGCGTCACCGCCATCTTGAGCATCGGCAACAAGAGCCCGCATACGCGCTGCTTCACCCTGTACGACTCCGATGCCGAGATCTACGCAAAGGTCATTGAGTCCATCAACCACCTTGCCGCAGCGGCTACTCCCGCTGCGCACGCGGCATGAGGGAGACGCCATGGAACGCACACTCGCTCAAGCCGCAGCGCAACTCGGCTTGACCCGTCCAAAGCTGATTTCCCTCATGCGGGAAAAAGACCTGCTCAAGGGCAACCTGCCTGCTTACCCCACACGCGACAAAGAGTATCTGCGCGTCAAGGACGGCCAATGGTTTCACGAAAAGTTTGGGATGCAGTACAGCCAATCGACAAGAGTGAAACAACCAGGCATTCGTTGGCTGGCCGACCAGTTGGACATCGACCTACCCGCCATCCCGGCAGACCGCCGTGACGTGGCCTAGGGATTACGCCCGACAGATCATCGCCATGCGGACACGTGAGGAGCGCAACGCCGCGCTCCTTGAGGTGCCCGAGCATCTGCGGGACCTGACCAAACGGCACTGCCTGAACGCTTGGAACCATCCGGCAAGAAAACAACGCAAGGAGGCCACACAAAGCCATGAATAACGCAGCCCAAGCTCCACTACGGCTACGTCCCGCCCCTGAATCCACCACCATCGAGCTGCTTTATCGCACCTTCGGTGACGTGCTGATTCCGCTGGAGACGGTGCGCGAGAAGTATTTCCGCAACCTCAACGAGCAAAAGTTCGTGTCGGAAATCAACAGCGGCCGGATCCAGCTTCCGATCACCACGCTGGATTCAAGCCGGAAAGCGCCCAAATACGCACACATTCGGCATGTTGCATCGCTCATCGACATTCGTGCCTACCAAGCCGACGAAGACATGCAATCGCAGCAGGACGAGACCACCGACTAAATCAACATCACAAGGACTGCCACCACCAGTCCGCAATTGAACCAGGAGCAAACCAAATGACCGCAATTCAAATCTACGCGTTGATAGCAATCGTCCTCATGACCGCCGGCATTTACTGGCTCGCCTACCGGAACGGATTCAACAACGGCCTCACTGAGGGCCATACAGAAGGCTACAGCGAAGGCATAGCCGTTCAGAGCGCTGACAAATCTGAAGAGATCCGCAATCTCACGCTATCGCTGAAGCAGGTTCAAAACAAACACGAGCAACTCTACGACTTTTACAGACGCGCCGTAGAGGCCTCACAACTTGGAGAACCTGCACGGATCACCCTGCTGGAGATTGCCGAGAAACTGCGGATCGCGTCCGAGACTTTCGCCGCCTTTCGCACGGGAAAAAAACTCGAACGCGAAACCCGCGTCCTGCGCGACCAAGCGCTCGCTATCGCTGCACTGTTGGAGCCAGTTGATCAGGAGAACGCCGCATGAGCCAGGCCTGCTCCCAATCCCACACACACCACAATCCGGCTCACGCCTCACCAGCGCCCGATGCACCAACGCGCAATCGAACCTCGGAGGAAAGCGGTATGCAAAGGGACCAGCACGAAACCCAATCCACCACCGCTTTGCTCCGCGAGAAAGCCAGCGTCGACACACTAGAAACAAACAGCTTCTGCTGCGCAGCAGCAGGCATTATTGCTCCTTCCAGCAGCACCACCGAGGCGCTTATACCCCACGAAAAGCTGCGCGAGGCAGCCACACCCAATGCAACGCTAACCGCTCCGAATCGCCCGCCCGCGCAGCCTGCTGAGGGGTATACGAGCACCGCCGAGGAGAACGCCAATGCTTAAGCGCGTTCTCAATCACTTCCATATGTGCTGCGGCCTGGGCGGTGGTGCCAAAGGCTTCAACCGTGCCAAACCTGTCGTTGGGCACATCCAAGCCGAGTGGCGATGCATCGGTGGCGTCGACGTAGATCCGGCCGGCCTGCGCGACTTCGAGCGACTGTCCGGCGTTCCTGGCACGCTGATGGATCTGTTCACCCGCGATCAGTACACCCGTTTCCACGGTAAAGAGCCGCCCGCAGGCTGGAAGGAGGCGAGCGCCGATGACCTTCGCCGCGCCGCGAACAACGAACGTCCAGACGCGGTGTTCATTTCCAGCCCATGCAAAGGCGCCTCGGGCCTGCTGTCCGAAACAATGAGCCTCACGCCGAAGTACCAGGCGTTGAACGAACTGACACTGCGCTGCATCTGGCTGATGTGCGAAGCCTGGAAGGACGACCCGGTCTCTCTGATCGTGTTCGAGAACGTGCCGCGTCTGGCCACTCGCGGGCGGCACCTGCTCGACCAGATCAACAAGCTACTCAACCACTATGGTTACGCCGTGGCCGAGACCACACACGATTGTGGTGTCATTGGTGGTTTGGCGCAGAGCCGCAAGCGCTTCCTGCTCGTGGCTCGTCACGTCGAGAAAGTGCCACCGTTCCTTTATGAACCGGAAAAAAAGACGCTGCAGTCAGTCGGTTCGATTCTGGGACGCATGCCTCTCGCCGGCGATATCGAAGCTGCCGGACCAATGCACCGTGTTCCGGCTCTGCAATGGAAGACCTGGGTTCGTCTTGCCCTTGTACAGGCCGGCAAGGACTGGCGCAGCCTCAATGATCTGGTGATCGAGGATGGCTATCTACGCGACCTGGTGATCGTGCCTGAATACCGCGCAGGGTATCTAGGCGTGCACGAGTGGCGCGACACTGCCGGTACCGTAGCCGGACGCAGCAACCCCACCAATGGCGCGTTTTCAGTAGCTGATCCACGCGCAAAGGCCGGCGCCCTGCAATACCAACAGTACGGTGTTCGCCGATGGAACGAGACTAGCGGTGCAGTCATCGGCGTGAAGTCGCCCGGGCAAGGAACATTCAGCGTGGCTGACCCACGTCGGCCGGGTGACGGATTCGGCAAGTACCTTGTTACCCCATTCGATCGATCCGCCGGCACTGTCATCGCTGGCAGCACAACTGGCCAAGGCGCATTCGCTGTGCAGGATCCGCGCTATCACAACTGGCACCCCGGAGCGAGCAACCGCAAGCTAGGCGTGTGCCCATGGGCAAGCACCGCTGGCACTGTCACCGGCTCGCAGCAGGTGGCCAGCGGTGCCCTCTCCATCGCAGATCCTCGCCCAGGAATGAAGCGACAGAAAGGCGACGCTTACCTGACTGGTGGACACTACGGTGTTGTCGGTTGGGGAGATCAAGCGGGTGCAGTATCAGCGAGCGCTCGCCAAGACAACGGTAGGTGGTCGGTGGCGGATCCCCGCATGCCGGCGGCGGATGATCGAGTGGCGTGTGTGATCGAAAGCCTAGACGGCACTTGGCACCGCCCATTCACCACGTTGGAGCTGGCCGCACTGCAGAGCCTGGTCGAGCCGGAGGAACAGTTCGAACTGGACGGCTTGAGTGATCAAGCTTGGCGAGAGCGCATTGGCAACGCAGTTCCACCAGCAGCTGCCGAAGCCATCGCGCATGTGATGGGAATGACCCTATTGCTGGCAGAGGCTGGCGAGACTTTCATGCTCAACAACATGCCGGTGTGGGTGCGCCCAGTCGCTGTTGGATTGAGCGTGGGCCAGATGGAGGAGGCAGCATGAGCGCCGCAGAGAAAATTGATTTTCAAATAACACCAGGTGCCTGGTTTCGCCAGGACCTGCTCTATCCCGTGTTCGGGCTCAGTACAGAAGCGGTCCGCAAGTATCGGTCCCGCGGGCTTTGGCTGGAGGGAAAGCACTACAGGACAGATCCGGCCAATGTGCTGGTTTACAACAAGGAAGCAATCGAAAAGTGGATGGCAGGTCAACCATGAGTGACAAGATGCCCACAGGCGTCGAGATGAACGGCAAACAGCTACGCATCTGGTTCATCTTCAATGGCCAGCGATGCCGTGAACCCTTGGAAGGGATTTCAAAGGTAAACAAAGCCGCGATTGCCTATGCCGACAACAAGCGCCGTACCATTCTCGCAGAGATCAAAGAGGGCCGCTTCGACTATGCGGCCCACTTCCCCAACTCTCCCAGGGCTGCAATGTTCACCGGCACTGGCGGCCCTTCGCTGAAGCGTACCGTGAAGGAAGGTATTGATCGCTGGCTGGAGGTTCAGCGCGCACTCAAAGCATCAAGTACCGTCGTTAACTACATCAGCAAGGCCAAGCACGTCGAAAATAAATTCGGCAAACGCCGAATAGTGGACATTAGCAAGAGCGATATAGAGCTGTTCCAAGCGCAACTGCTGAAGCAAGGCCTATCCCCAAAGACAGTAAACGACATCTTCACCGTGGTCCGAGGCGTCTGGGCTGACGCCTTTGGGGACGGCATTTTGAAAGCCAACCCGCTGGACCGAATCAGCAACGTCGGTTCGGACGTCGACCTGGAGCACGCCGATCCCTTCAGTCGTACCGAAATCGACTTGATCGGCAAAGCGGATCCGGACCGACGACCTGATGCCAGGATGATTGAGTTCAACTGCTGGGCCGGACTATCGCTATCCGAACTCATTGCACTCGCTGTCGAGGATATCAATCTTGACGCCGGCCTGGTGCAGGTCCGTCGGGCGCTAGTCGTTGGCGAGTACAAAGTCCCCAAGGAACGTTCCCGGGTACGGGTCATTGAACTGATAGATCCTGCACTTGAGCTGATGCGAGAAATCGTTGCTGCGGCCAAGGAAGCCCCCACAGAAGAGATCACCGTCATCCAGCGTGACAACATCACGACGAAAAAGATGAAAGTCAGGTTTCTTTTCCGCAGCTCCACCAGCGGGTTGATATGGAGCGGTAAAACATTGAGCAACTGGTTCACAGCGCATCTGAGAAAGGCCGAGGTACGCCACCGAGGTGCCAATCAGTGCCGCCACACCTTCGCCAGCCAAATGCTTTCTAGCTATGTGCCTGTCGAATGGGTCGCCAGACAACTTGGACATGCCGACACAACAATGGTGAGAAAGCATTACGGTAGATGGATACCGAAGGACACCAAGAGCATGGCTGGAATAGTGTCAAAAATGCTTGGGTTTCGGGAGAATTAACGACATGCCCACTTATTGGTGGGCATGATCCGTTTTCGCTTCAGCGGTTACTTGGATGAACTGCTGCCTGCAATACAGCCACAATCTCATGCGGCTCCATCAGGCGGCGTCCGAGTTGCGTACGTATCGGTTCAAATACCTCATACATCCGCGCATACATTTCGACTACCGGACTATGCGAATTCAATGTAGCGACATCTTTCATCGTTTCGAATCGATCCAGATCATTCACCAGGTAACGAGCAGCTCGTCTGTGGTCAAGTTCGTTATTGCCGTCATATCCACGGAATTGAATCTGGAAAGCCGCGTTAGGCACCTCTCCCTCGACTATCGCCTGTTCAGCAGGAGAAAGTCTTTCGAAGCTATCTCGAAGAAACGAATACATATCCAGAGTATCAACGACGGCAGTAACGTACGGCGGGTTATGACTTTGCTCATCTTTAATATCGTAAGCCCATTCGAGAACCCATAGGTCATTCGATGCAATGGCGCTGCTTACGAGATTTGGATCAAAACTATCTTCGATCCCGAGCTTTTTGTAGATCGCGCAAAGCATGTGAACTGTGAGCTGTTCAATCACTGTAGGTTGCAT